ACAGGTAGACCCATACGTCTCATTTCTTGGTACAACGCTGTACCTGATGACTTCTTCTCCACAATAAACGAATCAGGTTCCCATTCGTTGTATTCTTCCAAGGCCATAGCTTTTAGCTCTGGAAACTCCATCCGTTCCTTTATACTGTTTAGTAGGATGATGTTATACGCATTGGCATCTTCATTATAAAATACACCCCACGTAGTAAGCGCAGTATAGTCAGCGCGGTTGTGCTTTTCGGCTGCTGCGTCTAGTGACATGATTATGTATTCGCAGGATGGAGGCTGTTCCTTTTCCCACTCGTTCCACCACTCGCGTTTAACGATAGCCGCTTCTTCTGCTGTGGGCATCTGCTGGTACTGTGCGTTCCACTGGTACGTAGGCATGGACGCTTTGGTGCGTAACAGGGCTTCTAAGTCAAAAAACTCAGGCCACAATGGTTTTTCTATAATTTCTTCTGTTTCTGCGTCTTCAACTTCTAATATGGCAGGGAATTCAACAACTTCGTACTCGTCTGCCCGCTCATTCTGGGACATATCGCGTGTTAAACGCCCAGTTAGGTCATCCATGTGCCATCTGGTCTGTATAATAGCTACACGACCCCCCGGCATTAGACGAGTACGCGCACCAAACGTGAACCACTCGTACGCTTTCTCAAATACACTGAAATTACCGTTAATAACGTCCTGCTCTGAGTGCGGATCGTCTACCAACAGCAAGTCAGCACCACGACCAGCCAGTGCCGAGCCAATACCACACGCATAATACTCGCCACCAGAGTTAGTATTCCACCTACCAGCCGATTTGGAGTCCACTGCAAGCCGTACGGTAGAGAATATAGACTGGTACTCGTCAGTAGAGATAAGATTTCGTACCTTACGACCAAAATCTACTGCCAAATCAGTGGTGTGGGACACCATCATGACTTTTTTATTGGGATTACGCCCTAAGAACCATGCTGGGAAGAAGATAGAGACAAGTTGTGACTTGCCGTGGCGTGGTGGGATGTTTACGCAGATACGATCCTTGTCCCCAGCCTCAATTGCCATAAGCATATCCGCTAGTATGCGGTGGTGTTTGCCCACAATAAAGTCAGGCATCATTCGTTTGCAGAATTCTATAAGGTCATCGTACGCGGCTTGATTAATTTTACGTGCTGTTAGCTCGTCAACGATACGATTTATCTCTACAACTTCATCTGTAGAAAACGAATCAAGGTTATCCAACATCTGCTGGACTTCTTCCTCTGTAAAGTCGGGAACGGCTTCAATCATCGTAATCTTCGTGCCCCTCTTCCTTTAGCCCTAGCTCTGCTTCTAGGTCAAACACCTCCCCATCTAAGATAATAGCATCCTCTATCTCTTCTTCTGGGTTAATTAGTTTCTCTAGCTTATCCCGTAACTTGTTACGTAGATCATCTGTAGATTGGTGTGTAACGGTGACTTCTGACTTCTCTGCGAACAATCCTACGTCTGAGATCTTACCTAGTAGTTCTAATGAACGTATTCGTATGCGTGGGTCTGCGTTCTCTGACTCTAGTAGTAGCTTGTTTGTAACTAGATGACGTATCTGAACAGCACTTTCTGCAACAGAATGCCCAAACTCTTGCAGTATGCTGCTGGTGAGTATAAGAGACGCGGGAGTAAGTGCTGCTGCTTTACGTGTGGTAACTTTCTTGGAAGTTTTTTCTGGATTATCTGCGTAGGCAACGGCTAGTCGCGCTGCAACGTCTTCATCTTCTTGAGTTGGGTCAATCTCTAAACCGTGTTCAGCAAGTTTTACTGCTGTACTGCACGCTGCTTCTGCACGTTCTTTTAAATCTACGAATGTCATGTCATCCGAAAAAGGAACACCAATTTCAGGTTCTATAAGTAAAGTCATAAATTGTTTCGCTGGCTATTAGCCGTTGTGCGGAATATACCACAAAAAAAATTTTTGGCTAGGTACTTATATTTTAGGGGTGGGGGGTATTCTGTGTAGGGAACAGCCTCAATATCTGTTTAAATTGAGCCAAATACGAAATATTCGCCCAGAGTAGTAATATACAGTCGTACTAGGAGTCCCGAAGCTATGCGCGGGGCATGGGGGTAGGGTGGGTCATCAGGTGCCACGATATAACACGTTATACCACTGGACACCACCACCTGATCCGGTGTATAATGGTTGCATCAAACGGGGAATCACCCTGAATGATTTACACATCATTGATGTGTAAAACTTAAATCAATATAGGTAAGTAAAATGTTAAATTTCTCTAGTAAATTAGCAAAAGAAGTGACCGAGAATATCGAGCAGTACACAGTGGCCCTAGTATCTGTCACCGATCGTATTAAGTTCCTATCAGGCCACAAGCAAAAGAAAGATGGTAAGTGGTACATACCCAAGAACGCTGTTGCTAAGATCACATCGGCTGAACTGATGACCAGCGGGAAAGGATCGGCACGTATTCCCGACTTTCCTTTGCAGTATGCCGCAGCGAGGGCAGGTATTGTAAATGGCCTTAGCGTTCACCCTGAGTTTGCGGGTTTCACCTTGTCGGGCATTCTCGCGATGGATGCCGACGAAGTGAAGGCGCACAAGCTATCCTTGAAAGGCGCGAAGGTTAAGGCGTTTAGTGACGCAAAGATCAAGGCAGCTGCCAGACTGAGTGCGGCAATGGCTAATCTGCGACGGTCGTTAGATACAGT